CTATGGGATGAGGCCTTTCACCCTATCTACTTCGATGACGATGAGTATGAGTGGCGTATGGAGAAGCTAGGCGTGAAGTTCAACAAGATAAACGCTAGGGTGCACCATGACAATTCCTCCACACTCAAAAGTGGTTTCAACGAGCGGAATAATGTTACTTACTCTCGCAATCATGCGCTATTTCGCAATAAGCAAGTTGCGGAAGATCTCGGCATCCGAGGTTGGTCGCTCAAAATCAGAAGGGACAACCGATGGGACTGAATGACCATAGTGCTATAATAGTTTTATAGATGAAAGGTCATTATGCCTAAACCGATACCAAATATGAATGGCAGAACGCATGGAATTGGCGGCTATAACTACGGTTGTCGATGCGATGTATGTCGTGAAGCAAAAGCTATCAAGCGTAAAGAGTATCAATCTTCAGAAGCATGGCAAAAAGCAAAATCCTATCGTGAGCGAATGAAGCAGGAAAATCCTGAGCAATTCGAGAAACTCAAAAAACAAAATAATCAGTACAAGAAGAATGCTTATTTAAAAAATCCAGAAAAAGCTAGGTGGGAAACTATCTATAAAAAGTATGGAATGACGCAGGCAATGTACGAAGGTCTTTATGAAAAGCAAAACGGAGTTTGCGCAATCTGTGAAAATAAACCTAATCGGAATTACTTATCTATTGACCATGATCATAATTGCTGCAATAGCACTCATACTTGTGGTGAGTGTATTCGTGGTTTACTCTGTGCTGCATGCAATTCGTTCTTGGGTCGGATCAAAGATAATCCTAAAAAATTAATAGAGTATCTAGATGAATACTCAACTGGAGGTGATGCCAATGCTTAAGGTTTATACCGGAGGCACATTTTGATCTGCCACACGCGGGCCACGTGAGCTTTCTACGTCGTTGTGCGGAGATTGGCGTTGTTACTATTGCGCTGAATACCGATGAGTTTATAGAGCAATACAAGGGCAAGCGCCCCGTGATGTCATACGAAGAACGCGAGGCTCTGCTACTCGGGATTCGGTACGTAGATAGGGTTATTCCAAACTTTGCTGGAACTGACTCCAAGCCCGCTATCGAACTGGTGCGACCAGATGTAATTGTCATTGGGTCGGATTGGGCGCGCAGGGATTACTACAAGCAGATGGGCTTTACCCAAGACTGGTTAGATGATCGCAACATTTCGCTCATGTATGTTCCATACACTAAAGGCATTAGCACTACTGATCTAAAAAGGCGTATGCAGGTAAACTAGATGCATGGCGATTTCACAGGGATATACGACTCTAAGCGAAGTTAAGGCTATTTTACGCATCACGGATTCCGTAGATGACAGCCTATTGGAGACTTGCGTAGAGTCAGCATCTCGCCAGATTGACACACACTGCGAGCGCGTATTTACTTATGGGACCGCTACGCGAGTTTACGCACCACGCGACTCTTTTGTAACTGAGATTGACGATCTAATCTCGCTAACTACTCTCAAGACCTCTTCGGCTGCCGATGGCGTGTTCGACATTACTTGGGCTGCTACTGATTATCAGCTAGAGCCTCTAAATGGCCTCTCAGGCGGCATATACAGCCCGTACACGGCAATTCGCGCAGTAGACACCTATTTGTACCCAGTAGTCGGTGAAGAGGCTACAGTGCAGGTTACGGGCGTATTTGGCTATGGTACTGCCGTGCCAACAGATGTAAAGCAAGCATGTAACCTTCTAGCTATTCGCCAGTTCAAGCGTTATGACTCACCTCTAGGTGTAGCTGGATTCGGTGACATCGGCGTTGTCCGAGTCTCTCGCCTAGACCCAGACGTTGAAAGCTTGCTATCGCCATACCGTAAGGTGCGCTTCGCATAATGGCAACTATTTACAATATCCGCCAAGGTCTTGCTACAAACATCGGCACGATCAGCGGATTGCGTACCGCTGCTGAGATTCCGGACAGCCCAAACCCACCTATCGCCGTAGTCAATCTAGAGAGTATTGATTACCACCAAGCGATGCAGAACGGGCTAACCCGATATAACTTCACTGTAACTGTCGTAGTCGGCCGTGCTGCCGAGCGAGAGATGCAGCGAAAACTAGATGCCTATTGTCAGCCCACCGGCAGCCAGTCTGTCAAAGCTGCGATAGAATCTAATAGGACGCTTTCGGGCGAAGTTTACGACCTAATCGTTGTAAGTTCAAACTCGATCGGGTCTATAACAATCAATGACCAAACCTATCTGGCGGCTGAGTTCACAGTCACCGTCTTTGCATAAGGAGAATAACAAATGGCTAAATTCGTAGTGACTGGTACTCAGGTCACCGTGAACGGCACCGATGTCTCCAGTTCTTGCGCACGTGCGGAGCTGGTGATCAATGCCGCTGAGGTAACTACCACTGACTTCGGTTCTGGTGGCTGGACTGAGGTAATCGGCGGACTAAAGTCCGGTACCGTTTCCCTTGACTTCCACTCGGACTTCGGTGCTTCTGGTGTTTCGGACCTATTCGCTGACCTAGTTGGCACCATCGGTACCGTAACCATCATCACCGCAAACGGAACCGCAGCATCGGCAACCACCCCGTTGTACACTGCTGAGGTTCTAATCAACAGCTTCACCCCAGTTGCAGGTGCAGTAGGCGATCTTTCGACCTTCTCTGTATCCTTCCCAACTTCGGGTGCAGTATCTTACGCAACCGCTTAGTAAGGACTAACAATGCGATTCAACCTACTTATTAACTTCGCAGACGGCTCCGAGAAAGAAATTACGGCCAGCACCCCTGACCTAGTAGCTTTCGAGGACAAGTTCGACATCTCGGTAGGAAAGCTTGCGACCGAACAACGCATCGGTCACTTGCTTTTCCTAGCGTGGCACAGCGAAAAGCGCAACAAGGCAACAAACCTTGGATACGAAGCATGGCTAGAGACTGTAGAGTCTGTAGGGGCATCTGACAAAGACCCAAAATAAAGGGTCTTGGTGATAACTCCGCTCACTGGTATATCGCAGGTATGGCAGTCGAGACAGGGATCTCACCAAGAGAGCTACTACAGCTTGATGACAGAATGCTCTGGACCATGTACCGCTGGATAGTTGCAAAGAACACCAAATAGAGAAGCCGCTCCGAAAGGGGCGGTTTTTCTCTTGGCGGTAGAATTGTAAGGAAAGTAAGGCAGGTTCCGAGTGTTACAAGCAGTTCTAGGCGGCTTAGCTACCTCTTATCTGCGCGGGGCTATGCTTGGCTTCGGTGCCACTCAGGCAGCCTTCAATAAGGCGAATCTGCCAACCCCTGACTTCAACAATCTTTACGTCAAGATGCTTTCAGACACTAAAGCGGGCGTAGAGCTACAGGATCTAAAGGCACTTGAGGCAGCACTCAAAGAAGTCGCGCCAAGCATGTTTAGAAAATTCAAAAACGGGGCTACTAAGATTGGCCGTCCGGCAGCTAATGAAATGCGTAAAACTTTCAGGTCTATTGATCCAAAAGGTCCCCTAGCTGGTAGACGTAAAAAGGATGCTGCGAGAGTTAGACAGTATGACTCCATGTATTCAAGTCAGGTATCAAGAATTAGCTGGTATCAAACTGCTTTTGCTACTGGCCGCAAGGGTATTGACGTAAACTACAAGAACCGCAAAGCTTCATACGACTTCAGCCGCCTAGCGGATGGCCGCGACGGTACCGTCGGTATCGTCCGTATTGCAGTAAAGTCTCCGGCCTACATCATTGCTGATATCACTGGTCGCGGAAATAGACGTAGGGGTACTGGCGAATTGTCTCGCAGCTACCAGATCAATCTATTCGGTCGCGGTGTAATAGTTACCAGACAGCACCGTGTAAATAAAGACAACGTAGATGGCTGGATTAGAGCGCTAAATACGGGAGATAAGGTTATGGGTGGCGGTAGGCCATCTCGCTACGCCTATCCAACGCTAGAGAAGCACTCTGGCAAGTTTGCAGAAAACCTAACTGATCTGCTCAATCAGACGATTATCGAAACTAATAGAAAGCTGAACGGCTAATGGCATTTCAAAGTCTACTTCTCCCAATCGTTTCGGTATTCCGTTCGGTTGGTATTCAGGCTGCCCGTGGCGCTCTAGGTGGACTAAACAAAGACTTTGAGACATTCGCTAAGCAAGCAGGTAAGGCTGGTCTTGCGTTTGCAGGTATGCAGGCGCTTATGTCCTCCACGCAGTTTATCTCTCAGTCGGTAGAGCTTACCCAGCAGTATGAGCGCAATATGCTGGCCTTGGGGCAGGTATTCCAGCAGCTTACGCCCCAGATGGCAGGCTTTACTAAAGAGGTTCAAAACTACGGTATTGGACAAGCTCAGGCCGCTCAGGCTTCGGTATTCCTTGGTTCGGTACTAAAGCAGTATGGACTTGATCAAGAACAGGTATCTACTCAGACTCAAAAGCTTGTAAAGCTTTCACAGGACCTAGCCACGACTTATGGCTATGACTTGCAAGAAGCCCTCTTGGCAATGACCGCTCTCTTCCGTGGTGAGTACGACCCGATTGAGAAGTTCGGTGTTGCTATGAAGCAATCCGAAATCAACGCTTATTTGGCTGCTAGAGGGCTTGATAACCTAGAGGGTTCTGCTTTGATGCTAGAGCAGGTACAAGCCCGTCTAAACCTATTGTATGACCGCTCAGCAGATGCTCAGGGCGCATACACGCGCGCATCTGATACCTTGTATGTTTCTCAGCAGAATCTAGCCGCAGCAGTACAAAATCTTCAGGTAGCCTTTGGGGAGCCGCTACAAAAGCCGCTATCAGGCATTATCAACAGCTTCTCTGAGATCGTTAGCAACCAAGCCCCGGCCTTTGTAGACATTGCAAATGCAATTGGTAATGCACTAGACGATGCTGCACCTACTATCAAACTAGTAGGCGAGCTTTTCCTTCAATTGCTTCAGCCTATGCAACAGGTTATTGAGGCAGTTGGCTTGCTCATCAAGACGGTTGCAATTCCGTTAAACATTGCGCTAACACTCATTGTTACTGGCCTAGAAAAGCTTAATTACTTACTTGATGCTGTCAGCATCCTATTTGGAGCCTTAGATACCGGCGTTAGCAAATTCCTAAATACCTCTGGCGCAGCTTTCTTGACATGGCTAGATGATGCAGCTAAAGACTCTAAGATTATCGGTTTCTTTGTCAGCCTTGGTGAAGAGATTGACAAGGGCGCTAAGAAGTTTGAAGATTTCGTTGATCGCCAGCGCAACAATAAAGCAACTGAAACCTCACGCGATATGGCGATGCTCAGCAATGCCATTCGTAATTACAGCGTTGAGGCTGAGGATGCAGTACCAAAGGTAGACCCATTCGTTCAACAGCTTACCGATCTGGGCGTGTATTCAACCGACGCTGAGGGTAAGCTAACTGGACTTGCCGGTGTATTTGGTTACATCGCTGAAGAAGCAGCCAAGTCAGACGCATCTAGCGAACTAGAGGCAATGGGCTTCAACGCTTCTCAGATTGAGTATTTCCTAACTAAGCCTGACTGGGCAAAGATTTTCGGTGAGATAAGCCGACTGGCAAAGATCGCAGCGCTAGATATTAGCAAGGTAGGTTCGTCTATCGGCGGCGCTGCAATGATTGTAAACGCTCAAGATGCGCTCAATAAATTGCTTGAGTCTGAGCTGGGTGGCTCCCCAACGCCTTCTGGTGGACCATCCACCGAGCAGAAGGATTCCATCAAAGAGTTCTTCAACAGCCTGCAAGATGAAATCAATAAGCAAGCAGCCCGCATCAAGCTTGAGCGCATGGGAGCCTCTGAAGGCCTAATCAACCTCATCCTAGGCAAAGATGACTGGGGCAAGCTATGGGCGCAAATCAAGACTGGCGAGATTAGCCTTGCATCGCTACAAAAGAAATTCAACAGCACTGCCGATGGTGTCAAAGAGCTAGAGGACCGTCTACAGAAGGCGATAGACGCTAGAGACGAATTTATTGACGGCCTAAATGATACGTTGCTAGAAGCTGAGCAGAAGCTTGCCGAAGTAACTGCTGCTGCGGATGAGCTACAGGCCGCTCTATATGCCCTAGCTGATACCCCTATTCTGCCAACCTTCAGCCGCGAGATCGGTCAGTTTGAGCAGCAGATTATCGGACTCAAAAATTCGGTTGAGCAGACCCTTGCAGATGCGCTATCTAACAAGAGCCTTTTCCAAGCGGGTTATGACGAGCTTTACAAGTTTGCACAAGATGAGCTTATGCTGCTTGAAACTAACGCTCGCCAACGCGACGAACTGTTCAAAAAGTACGAGTTCACCAAAGACCTGATCAACCAGTATCGTGCTGCGGTTACCGGAGCACTAAGCCTTACAGGCCTCTTCAACAAGCTAACAAAAGAGACTGAAAAGCGCACTGTCACTGAGGTTCAAAAGGGCCTACTGTCACTTGAATCATCTGCAAAGACATTCGCAGTATCTATTTCTAGATCTTACGAAGAGACTATTGACAAGGTAACGGACAAGACCGGCGCTTTGCTAGACGGCTTCCGCGCTATGGCCGACAAATCTCGCGCCTTTGCCGCAAACCTAAAGGTTCTACGCGACTTGGGCCTAGATCCAATGCTTTTCAACCAACTTGTAGAAGCTGGTGTTGAGGCTGGTGGCGAGACTGCTCAGGCCATCGTAGACGGCGGTAAAGACGCTGTAACCGAGCTGAATAACATATTTGAAGAGATTGACCGTGTTGGCGGAGAGCTGGGCCTAGATTCTGTAAAGACTTTTTACGACTCCGGTGACAAGCTCATGGACAGCTTGCTTGAGGGAATCAAGTCTAAGCAGACTGAGCTTGAGACACTTGCTCAGTCTCTAGCATCTAGCTTCTCTGAAAACTTCAAGGCCAAAATTGATATTGCGGTAGATGCTCCAGTTAAAGCACAGGAAAAAGTTGTAGCTGGCATTGAGGCTCAAATTGAACAGGCGAAGGCTGCCAACGTAGATGCAATAGCTCAAGTGCAGGATCTAATTGCCGGAGCGCAAAAGTATATTTCCTCTGGCAAGCTGACATCTGAACAACTTGCAGGTGCTACTGCAAAGCTCGGGGCTTACACCTCATTGCTCACAGACGTAACAAGTGGCCAAGTTCAAGATATTAGCGGCATTTCATCTGGTATGAGCTCAGCGGCGCTTCTAGAGGCGGCCAAGGCTACTGGTGGTACTACGGTCAATAATTATGCAATTAGCATTCAGCCCGGTGACAGGTTGCAACAGAATCAAACAATGGAAACTCTCAATAAGTTTGCTTCTAACAATGGTCCTATTAGTAGCTGGGTGGCTGTCTAATGACAATGCCAATAGAAAAAGTAGAGATTGGTTTTGATCTAACATTTTCCGGTGCTGGCAACTTTTTCACTCTAGATGATGCCATACGTGGAGAATTAGATGGTAGCTATCCTCTAGCTGGTTTGCAATATATTGACGTAACTTCGCGAGTTCGCAACTTTGCAATCGGACGAGGCCGAAGCAGTTTGTTCTCTCAGTTCCCAGCAGGACAGGCTTCTATTGAGTTCAATAACCATGACCGAGCCTTTGATCCACTTTATACGGCATCACCTTACTATGGCAATATTCTGCCGCGCCGTGAAATTCGCGTAACCTCCAACGGCATAATTCAATTCACTGGCTGGATTGATGACTGGGATCTCACTTATAGCGTTAGCGGCGATTCCATTGTTGTTGCAACTGCATACGACGCAACAAGTATTTTTTCTGGAAACACTCTTTCGGCAGGCACTCCAACGGCTCAATTGACGGGTGCGCGTGTAGAGGCGATTCTAAACGATATTAACTGGTCACCAGAACAGCGTTCTATTGACATTGGTCATGCAACAGTTGGCGATCAAGCTATAGAAGCAGACCAAAATGCGCTGCTTTATCTACAGAAAATAGCTGCCGCGGAACCCGGTTTATTGTTTGTATCTAAAGACGGTTCAATTACATTTGAAGATCGCCACACAACTGCAACTAGCGATTCTCTAGTAGTTCTAGGTGGCACCGGCATTCCGGTATCAGATATTCAGGTCGTTTATGGATCTGAAAATCTTTACAATGAAATTGTACTTGGACGTGAGGGTGGCGGGACTGCTACTGCTCAGGACCTAGCAAGTATTGAAAACTACGGTCTTAGAAACTACACCGAGACTGGAATATTGCTATCTTCGGATGAGCAGATTCTCGACCTTTCGGTTGTATATGCTCAGCGCTATTCAACACCAGAATACCGCTTTGAATCTGTTGAAATCGGATTGCACAAGCTAAATGAATCTCAGCAGGCCAGCATCCTTGGGTTGGACATGGGATCTATCTGTAAAGTTATTTTTACTCCAAATAATATTGGCGATCCAATTGAACAGTTTTTACAAGTAATTCGCATCAAGCATAGCGTTCTGCCTCAGACTCATTTTATAGAGATAGGCTTCCAAGCGCTTGACTATGCAGCTCTGGTTCTTGATGACCCCGAGTTTGGTAAACTAGACACATACAGTTTGAGCTGGTAAGGAAATCATGGCAGGTTTAGGTAGAAAAGTCTTCACAGCAGGTGAAGTCCTAACAGCAGCAAATGTGAACGGCTATCTGATGGATCAGACCGTTATGGTGTTTGCTGAT